GTCTGTCTGAGACCAGTTAGCCCCGCTGTCCGTCCCGCCGCGGGCAAAGGCTGCATTATCGCCCGTCGTGTTGGGGCGCAGCGCAACCACATTGCCCGCGCCTGGATAGCTATTTTGAAACGACCCCGAATTATTGTTAATTGCCAGGTCGTCAAAATACCACTCGCCCTGTGTCTGCGCCTCGGAGAGCAGGTTGCCGCCGATGACGATTGCGTTAGTCCCGGCAGAGAGCGACCGCGTACTCGATCCGGCGAACTCCGTCCCATTCAGGAGGCAGCGCACGATGCACGCCCCCGCGCCGCCTGAGGCGTTTGTCTGTAACTCGATGCGGTTCTCAAATGACCCCGTGGTCAGAGCAGAGGATGCCGAGCCAATCGCGCCGTCCTCGTCATACAGGCGCAGCACGCCCGTATTATCAAGCGTCACCCAGATGATAGGGGTTGTAACGTTCGGGCCATCATTCAGGGCGACGATCGTGTTCTCGGCGCTGGGCAGCGTATCCGGGCGGATATAAACCCGCGCAAACCACGGGCCTGTCCCGCCTCCTGCGTATTGGCTGGCCACCCATTTTGGAGTAGCGGAAACCAGTGAATTGATCTGTACGCTATAAGCGCCGCTGCGTTTGATGGTGCTGGAAATCGACGGCCATCCAGACGCGACGCGCGCCGTCCACTCAACGCCCGACGATGTGGTATTAAGCTCAGCGCCGACAATGGCAAGCCTAGCCATGCTCTAACCCCCTGGCGATAATCCTCGCCCGCAGGTCGTCAAGCGCCCCCGAGAAGCCTAAATCCTCGCGCAGTTGTCCCACCTCACGAAATAGGCGAGCGGATGCGGCCAGCCCCCACAGCGGCACGACCAACACACGCCGGTCGATCAATCGCCCGATCTGGAGCTGCAACCCGGCGACGGTGAACAAGGAGTGATCAGTAATCACACAGGAGATATCTGCCCCGTAATCAAAGCCGCGCTTGAGCGTCCAGTTCCAGAAGCGCGGATGTGAGCCGGTCTTATCCGCGTTATCATTGGGTGAGTAGAAGACCTTATAGCTGTCGAGGTTATACAGATTGTTGGGTGGGTTTACGCCCGTTGGGACAACCTGAAAGAAGATCGCCTCGTGGGGCACGCTCAAACCCGCAATCGTGTAGTAGACGCGGGAAATCCCGACGTCGTCTTGCGTTGTAGGGTCGAACTCCTGACCGGCCAGATTCAGCACATGGCGCTCTACCAATGCCGTAAGAGCGGTAATCTGGTTGCGGTTGGTGGCCGGGTTCTTGTTGTGGATCAGGCCAATGGCGAGGTTCATTCATCCCCCAAAAACATCCTCAGTCCGTATATTTTCTACCACATGAATCCCTAAAGATTCTTCTCTGCCCCAGCGCAAATACACATTTAGCGGCACCAGCCAGCGACCATCAATCAATGGAACGCCGCCCTCAGCGGATAGCGTCAAAACATCATCGACGTTCGGCAATGCCAGGATCGCATCGATTAGCTCTCTAACTTTTGGGTGCATAATATCTCCTATTCTATTTCATCCCACATTGCTATGACTTCTTTTTTCTTGGCTTCCCTGGAAAGCGTACGTTCTGCGATCCCCTTATCAACAAACTCGTCTTTTCCATTATCCCTAAATACAAGGCCCTGTCCCTCATATAGACGAAATTGATAAAACAACCATTCTTTTTCCCCCCTAACACGTATTTTAATTAGTGTTGATTTAGGGATATTATCAATCCTTTCGATTTCTAATTTTAGAAACTCATCATTTATTTCGTTATCATTAATCAATACAGTAGTCATGGAAACAACTCTCCCGTCGTGCTGATGTGGTGACAGAACAGATTAGTATCTACCAGGAACGGATATTTACGGCGCTGGAAGCTGTCCCAGCCGGCCTTCTTGAGATAGCCTCCTTCCATCACTCGTGTACACCAATCCAGATCGCTTGTGCCCATCAGCGAGCGCCAATGCCCAGTTTCGGGATCGTGGAACAGATCCCGCGGGAAGATAAACATCCGCCGAGTCTGCATGCCCTTTACCTGGTAAGGCTCGCAGTCCGGCCACATTGCCTTGAGGATCGAGGTATGGATTAATAGAAATCCGGTCGGGACGCCATCCGCCCAGACCTTCTCGCCCAGCTTGAATTTCTGGTATACGCCATTCCCCCGCCCGCGGAATACCAGCGGCTCGGGCGGCCTGGACTTGGCATAATATAGCCCACTGACTACAGGTATATCCCCGTCCAGCATATATTGGTTCAGGCGGATGAACGCATCCGCCGGGGGCAGGACATCATCCTCATAGAGCAGCAGCCAATCGAAGTTGCCCTCCACGGTATGCTTAACGATCAGGTTTTGAGCGTCTGCAACCAGAAAGCCAAGTGGAACGTATCCGCCCATCCCCTCCATGATGGTAACCATCGACCAGTTGACCGGGATTATCTGGCCGATGCGTGCCTGGTGCCATTCGATGCGAATCGTCCCCAGGGTGGGCGTTCCCACGCACAGCCGCCCAGAGTAGGGATCGGAGCCGGATTTGATTATTGTGGTTTCTACTCGAAGCTCATCGGTCCCCATTCTGTCCTCTCTTTCTCCCATAATTGGGAATCCTCACTATGCCGAATCAACAAAACCTCCATGTTCCACATCGGATCGAACGACACATAGCGGTAATACCACGGGCGCGGTTTGTAAATCTCCCACAGCCGGCTTTGGTGCAGCGGGTCAAAATACGCCCAGGTCGCCTCATTGCAGGGGTTACAGTGTGTCGGGTCCTGAACGAAGCCGGGAGATAGGCCGTAGGGCATTGAGATCATAAACTCCCCGCCAGGCTTGATCACCCGCCAGACTTCATTCATAAAACGGATAAATACACCTCCAGCCGGGCTGATATGCTCCACCAGATGCGAAGCCATTACCCGACTGGCGCACGCGTCGGGTAACGGCCATGGGACTACCTGTAAGTCGTGGACGATATCGACCTCTGGCAGCTCGCGGATATCGATATTGATAAAGCCGCGTTGCGGATGCGCGCCTCCGCCAAGGTCGAGATGGATGCCCGCATTTTGGCTAAGCAATTCCTCGACTTTGAAGCCGTTGGATTTCAGCTCTGAGATATTCGTTTTCAGCTTCAAGCTCCTTTATATATTCGCGGATGGTTAAAACCTCATGGCTGGCTTTAAAGTGGTTGCTGACATGTTTTCCTCGTTTAATCACCTGTAAGTTTTCAATGCGATTATCAGTCTTGACGCCATTCAGATGATGCACTACTTCATCAGTCTCCAAGAAACGCCCAAGATGCTTTTCCATAATAAGCCGATGTTCCTGAATGTAGGGTTTATCAGGAGTTGCATTGGGGTGACCGGGTGTATATAGAAAAACATATCCATTTGCTACCCTTTTCCCTCCACGCCAATTTGCCGCTTTTTTTCCACATCTCCCATTCTGATAGCGCACAGACAGAGATTCTTTTATCGAACGCCGCTCAATTCCATGTCGCTGCATCCAACTTGATACTGCACCAAACGTCGCACCAATTTCTTTGGCAATCTGTTTAGTCGAAAGCATATCAATATGATATTTACGATATAGCCATTCCTTGTTTTGTAAACCCGGATATTTCAGTTTCGCTGGCATAATCACCTCCGCGGAAATTATACCACGAAACATAATATAAAGGTAATCTACGAAAATGTGATATCGTAAGTATAATTAACGTTCTGGTTGGTCGCCCAGCTTGACGACGCGTATGCCGCACCCGCAAAGATCGTGCCGGTATTGGTGTTCGATTGCTGGAACAGGCCGATATTGCTGATATTGACGGTTGCGGTGTTGTGGCTGTCTGCGCTGGCGAACGTCCCGGTGAATCTCACGCCCTTAGAGTTGGAGCTGGTAGCAGCGGTCACCGCATCGCGTGAAGAAGCATTGTGAGTGACCTCGTTCGCCAGGGTGGTATCCCCGGCCGCTGGAGCGCCGCCTGTGCCCAGGGCAGCATAACTGACCTGCTTCGAGCTGGCAATGGCGCCCAGAAGGCGGGACAGGTAATCCCGGAAGCCCTCGTTGACGACCAAGTTTTTCTGCCAGCCCGAATCGCCGACAATGTCATCACTCTCGGTGATGTGCAATCGGAAGAAGCCGCGCACCTTGATATGATCATCGCCCGGCGCATCGTCGTACTGGATCGCGTCACAGGCGTTGCAGCGGTTGGATTTCAGCCGTGCCCCACATGTCTTGCAGTTTTGTCGTACAAGTGTATCTAACATTTCATTTCCCTCCTGAATTTATGGATATCCATTCCAGATATTAGCGAATACTCGCTCAACGTCATCGGCGCTCCTGGCTTCCTCCAGCGCGCCGGCTATTGCCCCAGATAATGATAATGGCAGGTGGCTCGTTTCAAAATCTCGCTCGATCCTGCCGTATTTCTCGATTTGTTTCAGCGACCAGCGATGCCAGGTGCGCATCTCATTCAGCATTTCCTCTTCCTCTCGAAGGCGCCCATTGCCATTCTGCCCTGGCTGGTTCTGGTTTTGACCCTGCTGGAGCTGCGGCGGTATCTGTGGCGGGGCAATGTCCGCCTCTTCCCACTCCTCGACCGGATCAAAGCCCGTCTCAGTGCGCGCCTCGTTGCGGGTAAGCCACGCCTTTTGTGCTACAGCCTTTTGCAATCTCTCGTATTTTGAGTTTTGATCCTCCTGTAGGGCGCGCACCTCGTTCAGATCGCGCTTTACGTAGATATCGGGATCGTCGGTGAAATCCGGCTTCAGTGAGGCGTTGATCTTCGCGTCATCTGCGCGCCACTGGGGGATCAACTTTCCCTCGGTAAACATCTCGCGCGCCTCTTTGAAGTTTGCATAGGTAGCGCGCTCCAGACCCGCACCCAGCCCGGCAACGATAGCCGGTACGCCTATGACCGCCGCTATCCGCTCCTCCGGGACACGGTGCAGAGTGGACATATCCAGGTCCTTAGGTGAAAATCCGAATTGATGAACCTGGGTCTCCCGTGACATCACCGCAATATTGCCCCGCGATTCGCTGCTGAACTTTTGGCGCAACTTGTTCGTAAGCCGATCCGCATCCCCCTCACTGATAGTTACCCCGCCAGCAGGTATAACCACCAATCCGGGCACGGCATAGTTTTTGAGCAGCGCATCGATGAACTGGTTGGCCTCATTATCCGAGCTCATCTCGCGCACCAGGGCTTTCAGGGGCGCCAGCCCCTTGCGCATGTCCTTGTCGTCCAGGCCCAGGCGGAAATGAACGACGTTTTTCACCGGCACCCTGACTGTCTCGCTGGGCGTGATATGGTACTTGTAATAGCTGATCCAGTCCGCGGGCCTGCCGTTGTCGCCCTTTTCCGTTGCTGGCTCCATGACAGAGGGCGAGATGGGCCAGATTTCCACTACGTTGCCGGTCAGCGCGTTTCCAGAGCGCACTTTCAACCAGTAGGCGTTTCCATCGACGTGCTTCGCCCATGCAGTCCAGAACAACAGCTCCTCCATCGTCAGCTCGCCGTCCGGCGTTGGATAGGTCAGCAGATCCTGGAGGGGGTGTTCCTCCAGATGCTCATCGTTTCCATCCGGGTCTTTTTGCATGACCACCAGCGGAGGCTCCGGGTAGGCAGTAGCGACCGCCATGAGACACGCAAATACAGCGGAGTTGATGGTGCGCTTATCATAGCCCGCGCCGGGACCGTGTACCAAAGTCTCAATGCGCTCCCAGTTTACCTCCGCGGTCGCCGGGGTGAATTTAAGTGCTCTCGTTGCCAGTTGTTTGATCAGGCTCATATCTCACCCCCACGTAAACACATATCCCCCCAACGAATATCAACGTCGCCGGCAGTCCCAGCCACAGGAAAACGCCGTATGACAGGAAGCAGAAGCCGGCAAATGCTATTATATCATCTAAGCGGGTCCTAATATATTTCAAGACGACCTCCAATACCGCTCCATGCGATTGTCATTGCCATTACCGTATCGTCGTGCATGCCCTCGGGCGCTCCATACCTCCAGGCTCCAGACGGGGTTCGTTCTCCCTCATAAGCCTGGAGTTCCCCGATTTGTATGGGATCGTTGAGTATCTTGATTTCGCTATGCTCGAAAGCGGCCTGCAAATCCTGAATCGCCGCCTGCTTGGTTGCGTTCGTGGTGATGAATGGAATTATTGATAAATCCCGACTGACCATTGCCTCGATGACTGGCTGCCCGATAGAGTTAGCCTCGATGATCATTGTCGATAGATTGAACCGCTTATAAATACCCTCCAGGCGATCCTCAAGAACGGAATAATCTATGCGATTGAATCTATCCAGATAAACTTGCCGTCTCTCGCCAACGTCAAAAACAGAAACGGCAGTAAAATCTACCAACGTTGCCACATCAACCCCGGCGATATATTGGTGTCCGGGCTGTGCCTCAGAAAGCTCTTGAGAGCTGGTCGCCTCCATCACGCGCCGGAATACGCCGCCAGCGTCGGGCAAGAATTGTGCAAATATCTCCTGCTGAACTACTCGATCCGGCAGATCTTCCACCATCTTATCGATCTCAGATTTGGGGATATATGGATTCTCATAGCTGGATAACTGCCAGCAAGCCCAGTCGTCAATTTGAGGATCCAATCCCCGTTGATACATCTGCCAGAATCCGTTCATGCCCTTAGGCGTCCCACCAAAAAAGCCGTCGCCCGCGTAATCAATCAGTGTAGGGCGGATAATGAAATTCCATATCTCCATAAGGTCGCGCACGAAGCCGGCCTCGTTGATGGTAAAGCGTTTATATTTCCTGCCGCGTATCAGGTCTGGATTGTCGAGTGACCAGAAGTCAATCGATCCGCCCGTCGTTAGCTCAAGGCGCATTTCCTGGGCGTTACGACGCTTTATGATTGGCGCAACCAGGTTGTTGATTGCCCGCCAATTCTCCATAAGAGTCTTATAGGTCGGAGCGGCAAATCCCACATCATAGCCCTGTAATGTTGGCTCGATTGTTTTGTTCATTTCGTAAATGTCTTTACCAAATCGCCGCCCACACGCCATAACGTTGAACCGCTTTAATCCGTTATCAATCTTCGCCTGCCCCGGATGATAGCCCGGAAGCCGCAGTCGGACTGTTGACATATTCCACTTCGATTTTCCCGGTACTGGTCATATCTAGAACGTCCGGCACCTTTCCAAATGCAATCTCGATAAACACCCGCTGCAATTGCGGGTTCTTGCTCGCCGCCCATTGGCGCAAAATCATCTCTGCTACTGTGGCTTTATGCCCCTCGACGACTACGGGCGCGCCGCCAGATTTGGCCTCCTCATGGGCGATCTGTTGGGCGAGAGTACGCAGCGCGTCAAAACTGCGAGGTCTGCCCTTGCGGTTTATTCGCGGATCGCCTTTACGAAAACCCTTGCCAGTAATACCACCCTCAGCCATCTTGTTGTTCCTCGTTGTATAACAACACTGGCTCGCCGCCGGTCATGTCCACCCAGCGTTGGATTGCCACAGCGCAGTAAGCTGGGCTGATTTCGATTGCCCTGCACTTGCGCCCGAGACGCTCGCAGGCGATCAGGGTGGTGCCAGAACCAAGGAAGGGGTCGTAAACAATTTCATTGTCAAAACAAAATCGCCTCATAATTAATTCCCATAATTCGACTGGTTTTGCCGTTGGGTGACCACCTAAAGTCTTGATATTTTCTGAATAATCGTTATTTATCTCAACGATGTCTATACCACCGTCGGGTTCAACGTTATAGGCTAGAATAGAATCCCATTTATTTGTGCCGCCCAGTTTAGTGTTTCCTTGACCATTGCGCTTGACCCAAGCGATAATCCAGGTGGGATCACCGGCAATTTCTCGCCACCATAACATACGCTTTATTCCCACAGTCATTAGATGTTTTTTGGGTACATGGGCAAGCCATAAACCACACCATCTCCCAAAGTCATCAAATGATTGGTTATCATCCGTTGTTTCGCCATAATCAATACCTACGTTATAGGGTGGATCTGTAAAACAAAAAGCAGCCTTCTCCCCCCCCATCACCCGTTCAACCACCGCCCGATCCGTGCAGTCCCCGCAAATCAGCCGGTGCTCGCCCAACTGCCATAGCTGCCCGCTCTCCACGCCCCACTTCTCGCGCAGCTCCTCAGCCCTGTCCATCTGTGCGCCGGGATCCTCGGGCGGCTCTGGCAGCCACAAATCAAGGTCAAGCTCCTTCTTGTCGAACCCCCAATCCAGTAAATCGTCCAGCTCAAATTCATTCGCCAGAATATCGAAATCCCACTCGCCAGCCGCGCCCTTATGCAGATAGACCGTTAGCTTCTCGCGTTCCTTCTCTGATAGCGGCCTGCTGGCAACCCTGACATCGACCTCATAATCCGCGCCGTGTTCTACCATCAACACATTTAGCCGCTGATGACCGTTATAGATTTCTCCGTCCGGGCCGATAGCCAGGGTTTCCACCTGGCCGAACTGATCAAAGCTCTCGCCCAGCCGCTTCGCCTGATCCTGCTTGATCTGGCGCGGGTTACGCGGCCAGGGTTTTAGCTGGCTCAATTTGCGCTTCTCGTTGGTCCAATAGATACCGTTTCTCTCGCTCATCTCACCACCATCTCAGGGGCAGAACACCCTATACCTCTTCCCTCCGCGCCTTGGTTTTTCCCACCTGCGCCCCTCTGCCCCTCCTGAGGTATCCCCCTATGTTTTCATGCGAAATCTGGCACAATAATTGGCGACCATTTGTGTAAGCCTGCCAGGATATTTATCACGCGCACAATTAATAACCCCACAGCCAATAAAAGAATAATTGGGATACCCACACGTCCAACAGCGATAGTAAAGATTCCCATTCCAAATCATTTGCAATCGGCGTAGCCACAGGGGAATTGGAAACCATATTGTTTTATGAATTTTTATTGGATATCGTTTCATGTCTTTACCTGCCCTCCAGCATCCTTACCCGCTCATCCAGGCCCATAATCATCACGCCCTGCATTAGCGTCCTGTTCTCAAGCTCCAGCACTCGCTCCTCCAGGTCATCTGGCGGAGGTGGCGGGTTCTGGTCGCCCAGCCATTCATCGAGCGCCGCCAGGTCGCCAAAGAATACGTTGACGTCACATCTACCAGGCACACCCGGCACGGCTGGCGCCCAGGCATGAGAGCCCGCAATGCCGATCTGCCACAGCCGCGTATTGGCCCGCGTCCAGCCGCCGGGGATTGTGGGCTGGTCTGCGCTGGTCCAATGCGCCGCCCATCCGGCCGCGCTCTCAGGTAACGGCATATTATTGGTGAGTACCTGCCAGAGATAGGGGCTGGAATATACGCCGCCCAGCGAATGCACCATAGTTAGAAAATCAGAAATTCGCACCCGCCGCGTGGTGACGGTGATCCCGTCATTAGCCTCCACATCCAGCCACATGCGGGTGTTGCGGTTGACGGCCTGGTACATCGGATCGATGGCGCTCAAGAAATTATCCGCTTGGCTTATCCCGCTCGCCCCGTCACGGAAAAAGTGATATGCCATCAGGCACAGGTCGGCATCATATGCCCGCGGCCAGCGCGCCTCGAACTGCGGGTCACGGTACGAACTGCCCTCGCTCGCCTTGAAGATGACGAAGCGGTAGCCCGCATTGTAGACCCGGTCAAAGTCGATCGGGTCCGCATTGTGACGCGAGAGGTCTATGCCGTAAACAACGGGATAGCTGTACCCCTCTACCTTGTCGATGACGAGGTTTGCAGTAAACTCCCAGCGCGCCCAGAAGCTGTCATACGGCGCGGCGAAGTCAGAATACTTGCGTACACGTGGGTCAAATGGTGTCATCTATCCGCCTTTCTTTTACAAAACTCGCTATGCTTTTTCACAATCTATTATGGTCACTTTAAGTGACCAGTTTATATGCCTTGGCTGGCGCCCGCCCTTTCTGCCATCGCAGCCCCACGAAGATAATCTTCCCGTCTCGTATCCATCTCTCGATGAGCTGGTGTGCAGCGTCATAACTAATACCCAGGTCAGCCGAGATCATGGGTATCGTTTTCTCGTCCTCTGAAAGTAACGGGGGCACCGTCTCATAGAGCGCCCGCCAATCGCCGAAAAGTTTTTCCTTTGCGCCCATTAGATTGCCTTCTTGATTGTCGGTCGCATATCGGCCGCCCATAGGAACTCGAACACCTGGGCGTTCATCCTCACATCACGCTGGCAGTGGTCTGCCTCTTCCCGCAATGCCTCTTCCCTGCGCGCCTTGTTGCCCCAGATTTTCTCCCACCTGGCCCGTGGGTATATCGCGGTTTTCTCCTGCGTGATTGCGGCGAAATCAGCCACGTGAGCCAGGCTTCCAGTCGGCTTCCCGTAACCATTGGGCACGGTCAGAAATCGGGTGCGCCGGAACGCCTTGAGCGTGTCATATAACGCGGGGTACACGTCCCAGCTCACGTCCCGGATGAATGCCCGACTGCGCAAATACGGCCAGTCAAACTTCTCGATGTTGTGTCCAATCAGGACATGGTACTTGCGAAACTCCTCCAGTACCGCCCGTAACAGTGCCGTCTCTTCGCGCTCCAGAAAGCCATAGGAATCATCTTTCTCGAACTCATACATGCCCAGGTGGAGGGTCTTTGTCCGTCTGGTTTGCATTGGTCGGATGCAAACGACGGTGACAATCCCGGCGCCTACTGCGCCCAGGTCGGTCGTCTCGATATCGAACACTGCTGAATACAAGTCTCACCTCCCTTTGATTAATCCGGCGTTGAACGGCGGCGCTTCTCACGTCGCGGGGTCTTTGCCATATTTCCCCATGTTAAGGTGCTTATTGTTTCGTTCCAAAAATGGAGCCGATAATCCCGCCTATGATTGCTAATGCGGTATTGGCTCCACTCCACCAGGTAGATACGGATTTTAGGTTATCAATGTCATCGCGCAGTTCCGCGATCGACGCAGCGTTATGCGCTACCATCACCGGCGTTTTTGATATCTCATCTATGCGCCCCAAGATGCGCCGCTCCATGTCATCCATGCGCTCGTTCTGCTTGAGCAGGGCAATATAAAATTCCCGCGTCGATATCCTGCTATTGACTTCATCCTCTGGCATTGTTTATCCCCCTAGTACTCCCTTCTCAGCAAATATGTACTCACGAACCCATGCAGGTAGTTTGCCCCGCGCCCGATCACCAGCCCAGATAACAAAAAGCCGACCGAAGAGGGCACGCTATCCCCGATCAGCGCCAGCAGGTCGAGCTGGTAGTAAAAGGCAAGCCCAACGCCCACCGCGGCTGCCACATAGGTTAGCAGCCAGCGGAGCTTGTCGAGATTCACCTGGTCGATGATCTGCCCAAATAGATACTCGACCATACTCTCTGTGAGAAAAGCCAGGGCTAAAGCAAGTGCGATAGTTTGTGCCATATTCCCTCCTATCTGATTTACCGGAGCGGGGGGATTTTAACCCTGCTCCTCGGTGGCTGGACAACCTCTCTGATGCTCACGGCCTGATTACGTGTGATCAGCACAACCAGTCTGGGTATCCCGTGAGCCGCTCCGGTGGGTTATATTGGCTAGACCGGACATGGAATATCCAGCCCAGCCGACCACCCGCCACAGTGGCGCATATCCAAGGTTTTGGGGACCTGGTATAGATAGAGGCTTGGCGGGTTTACTACTGATATTATACCCTAAAATGTGGAGTTCCTCACATCTGTTGAGAACTCCCCCCACCAAGTGGTAGTTATCCATCCCTGATAATAGGATATAATCAGGTTATCATAACCTGCTTAGAAGGAGAGAGTATGTCACGCTATAAAAAACTTGCTGAGTTTCTTGAACGCCAAAGGGTGGAAATCAGCAGGCGCGAAGGCCACATCGTCACCTGGCAGGAGCTCGCCAATCGGGTCGGAGTGGCTTTCCAATCCATGGGCCGCTATAAGGACGGCAACACCATGCCCGAGTTAGCCGTCCGCCAGCGCATGGCGGAGGTATTCGGACCCGATATCTGGGTAGCGATGGGAATGCTGCCGCCAGATCTGGACCCCGCCTTCCTGCGCTTGTATCTGGGAGCAAAACAAGACCCCAATCTCAAGCGCATCCTGGATGACGCGATGGAGCGGGCACAGGAATACCAGGAGAAACAACCAACTACCGGCCAGCTCTCATTCGTGTAACATAACACACCCCGATTCGTTAATGCCATTACCGGCAATCTCGCATGGCGAATCGGGAGGGGCACATGGAAGAAACCAATACAGACGGTTGGGGAAATTTAGGAGAAGCGGAACGGGCCGAGGCGATGAAGCTCTACGCCTCCTGGCTGGCTCTGTCGCCCTCGCTCAGAATGTATTATAATTACAAAACTAGGTTTTATACCGTGCGTCCAGCAGTGATCGTGTCTTTTATCGCAGTGTCATTGATACTCGTAGGTATTGCATCCTATTTTTTTGATGTTTCCCCAATCGTTGCCATCTCGTTGATTGTTTTTGGTGTTATCGTAGGCACGCTTTCCGTCTGGACGATTGAACGTAAATAGCCTGGATAAAATTCGGGTTCACCCGTGTGATCGGCTCGGCAGTACTCTGCCGCAACGATCCTAATCCAGGCAGAGCCGTCCGAAAGGGCGGCTCTTGCATTTTTGTCAGAAATTCCCTCTTGACAAATAAACAATTGTTCTGCTATAATATCTACATCTGTTAGGAACTAATCACAACTACAGCCGGGCGGATCTCCTGCACCGGCGACCCTATAAGGCCCTGACCACAAGGCAGGCTAGGGACAAGGAGAATAAAATGGACAAAAAAATAAAAGTAGTGGCGATAGATATGCCGCTAGTAAACGAGTACGGCACTGGATACGGGACACAGTGGTTACTGTTCTCGGAAACCATGGAAGAGGCAAATACCTGGATTAAAGACAACCTCGAGCCAGATGGAATCCCACATTGGACCAATAGGGGATTGTACGACCAGGTTCGCGTGCAAGTTATTACCGTGGATGAAAGCCGGGGTAGCCCATGGTGGCTGCTCCTGGAAATGTTCGCTAAAAAGGAGGTTGGTCCCTCCACGCTCAAGCGCATAGCACGCCTAAGCCAATGGTGGCCACCTGAATAATTGCCAAATATTGCGGGTAGGTCTAGCAGGCTCGTAACCCGCCACGACAAGAGCCGCCGCTTCTAGCGACTTGCGAAGCCGCCTGGGATGAAATATTCCGAGGCGGCATTTTTATTGAGAAATTATGGACACAACTAACCTAATCTACCAATACATAATCGATTACAAGAAAGCCAATGATGGCAACTCCCCCAGCATCCGTCAGATATGCCAGGGATTGAATATAGCCTCAACTGCTACCGTCTGGTATCACATGCGGCGGCTGAGTGAGGCTGGCATGATTGGGCAAAACACAGGGAGACAAGTCACGGTAATGGGCGGCCAATGGCTGCCGCCCGTCTGACGAAAGGACGCTCGATGAAAATCACGCATGAATACCTCGTTGGCCTTGGCGCAATCTGCGAACAATTGGACATTTTTTCTGCTGAATGGCCTGATGGCGCTGAGGTTACATTGGATAACTGCCTGAGGGTAGCAGAGTTGGGACTTGACCTGGATTGGCTGGCGGAGAAAATGTTTCCCGCTCGGGCGTTAGAAGCCTACGAGCAGGCCACAGTCCCGGCATGGGAAGCATACGAACAGGCAAGAGCCACGGCGTGGGAAGCCTACCGGCATGCCCTAGCCCCGGCGTGGGAAGCCTTCGAGCAGGCAAGAGCCGCAGCATTTTATAAAATTTATGATGAGATCTACTAACAAATTGGCGACGGGTTGACACTCGCCGTGAGACCCGCCGCCAAAAAGGAGATGATGCAACATGAGTATACCACAAGAAGTCTACATCTACCTATACGGACTAGCGGTTATGCTGGTCACCGTGGGGCTATCAATAATAATTTCCGGTCAGATCAAGGGAGGCAAGCCATGACACACACGCCAAAACCGTGGATAGTTAGGACCGACACGGCCATAGTAAATTTGGTTGTCTCGCCTCCTGGAGAACCAGCAATAGCGGGGATATTTCCACAATATGGCGCTGATGGCGAACCCAAATATGACATATATGCCCATGCCTACCTGATCGCCACAGCACCCGAGTTGCTGGAAATGTTGGAATCCATAGCTTTTATACGCAATAACGACGGTTATCCACAATGCCCAATTTGCTATGAGTTTTATGTCCATGATAAAGAATGCAAATTATCTGCGGTTATCCGCAAGGCGAAAGGGGAACAGCCATGACAACCCTGACAATAACAAACACCTGGGACTATGGATTATGGCCGCTTGAACGAGCGCACCTGCGTTTCGAGATCGACCAGACGGGACGCAGCGGAGAATTTCCCCCGCATTTACAGCGGGTTTGGGAGCGGTACACCGAGTTCAACCGCCAGCGCCGCGAAATCAACGACCACGCGGAATATAAGGAGGCATATCGCGCGTCTGATATTGTTTATAGTCATCTGCTCCGCGGCTACATCCGCCACCTGGAACGGAAACTGGACAACGAATGCACCTGCCGCGAGGATCGGGCGCAAGCCTGCCCGGTTTGCAGGGCTCGGATAGCGGCACAGGGCGATGAGATCCCATTTTCAGAGAAAGGATAAAAGCATGAAAATCACGCGTGAATACCTCGTTGGCCTTGGCGCAATCTGCGAACAATTGGACATTTTTTCTGCTGAATGGCCTGATGGCGCTGAGGTTACATTGGATAACTGCCTGAGGGTAGCAGAGTTG